GGTCGATGCTAGCTGGTGTACCCTCCCTGCCCAGACGAGTGGTCGTCATTTTGGGATGTTCCACCTGCCCCCAGTCCCATCTCATGGGAGCCAACGATGCCATAACGCAGACATCATGCTCGCTTTAAAGGTGCAACGGTTTCCCCGTGCTTAGGCACCCAACAAGACTTACAACGCTTGTATGATAAGCTTGCTTTCGTTCTCAACCTTCAGCGTACCAGCAGCCCCGGTCAATGTGACGTCAATTTGCACTTGGACGGATTCATTGTACCCAAAGACAGCATGCAACATCATCTCCAAATAAGATGCCCCACCAGGAGCCGAATTATTCAACGACATCTTGGCTAGCTCCACGCCCGACCATCCATCGCCAGCCGCCACAATCTTCCCGATAGCCGCAAATGTTTCATTAGCACTATCAGATAGTTGTAGGGCAGCAATGACATGATATACCCCGGGGGCTAAGGTGACCACCCCAGACGATAGATCGTACTCTAGGCCGGGGATGGTCACTGTGTCGACTTCCCACGTGGTTTCCGTCGTGGTTGGGAGTGTCTGATCGGCAGCTCGTGTAAACATGACGGTTGTGTGACTACGTGGTTGGGCCTGCGGCTCCAGATGGAAGTCAAAGAACCGCACCTTGTAAGCAACTTCGACATACCCAATGGTATCAGTTGAGGACTCGTTTCGCACCATTATGATCAATGTGCCAGGATCATAAAGGCATAAATTAGATCCCACAGGTCCCGACCTAACAAACCTACGCCCTGCAAGCATGTGCTTAGGAACACGGAGTGTCAGCCCATCAGGTTTGTAAACACTAGATGAGTTATGACACTCGTAAGCAGAAAACCTAGCTTGGGTGTTAGGTGGTTGTGAGTTGGGATTTGGGTCAAAGGCTAAGCCAATTTGACCTGGAGTGGTACTAATAACGGTCGTACCTATGAATTTGAACGCGAGGTCCGTAAACTCATAAGCATCATACCGTTTAGCCTCTTGAGATAATGATGCAAAGCGAGCCTCGATACCTGGGTTTACAGCATACCCAATGGTAAGAAAGTCCGACGTGTCACCTGCGACAGCTTGTTCGATGATGTCAATACCGGCTTCGATCCGTTCTTGACGCGCCACCCTTGAACCCTGGGCGACATAGGCCGCTGCCAGGCTCTTCCCAGCAGCTTTCACCAGCTTGTTCTTCTTGTTTTGTTTATTCATGATTGTATGAGATGCCCTATCATGAAAGGGGACTGTTCATAACGGCGGACGGCAAGTTGATCCGTGCAGTCTCTTGGCGTTTTGGTTAGCTTGGACAGTTTTACGTTTGGTAAACAACCAATTTGGTCACCCTGACTCTGTAGTACACTCCATCCACTGGGCCTTGTTATCCGATAAATCAGGTGCACAATACCTTAACTGATTCATCTTCACATAACGCCGCTTTGTGGCAGGTTGGACACGGGAGTACAGAGCCGCCGCTACCCCATGCGTTTACGGTCGCCACCGGCCGAAGCGGGACATAGGTACCACTACATCCCAGCAATTAGGTTGCCAAACCTGAACGTGTGAGTTGGCGGGTGCCACGTAAGCGACATCCGGGCGTAGTCCTTCTCAAGCGCGACCTGATAATCGGGGGTAATACCAAAAGCCTCCCAGAATGATATTCGACACACACTGGTAGGTTCCTGGAATTTTGCAGACATGCCCAAGGCAAGGTATTGCATCCCACTCTCCAATTCCACCTTACGTGTACTAGGTACAGTGCCCCTAATTAGCGCTTGGTAGAATTGACAGAAAACGGGTACATCACCAGCCAGGGACATGCCGCATTCGCCGATGGCGCGTCGATAGAAATCGTAATCCTGCTTGTTCTGAATTGGTTTAACAACCACCAAATCCTTGTTCAAGACCACCCGTGGGTCCCGTACCATACGGTACACCCCTGGGGTGATTTCGACAGGATGTGACTGGCAGAATTCGATGTGCTCAAGGGTTCGGACAGGTTGTTCCAATTTTATCCGAAACCCAGAGCGCTCGAACCAATTCTTAACCCCATTTAGGAAGTTATTAAGATCAGCAAACTCCATAATGAGGACGCAGTCGTCTCCATCGTTCACCAGGCTGCATGTTAGGTGAATTGACTGACAGTAAGACCAAAGGATCAGTGTCACCAGTGCGATGTTACCTAAAGAGGTATTCACGTCACCGGAGCACCTACCCCCATGCACTACATACTTAATATATCCATCATGGCATCGTATAAAGCCTATGGTGACTAATTGCATATGCAGTAGCCAGGCGAGGTTATGGTCATAGCCGAACAAGGCGTAATACAAAGAATGTTCAAACTCTAGCGCGGCTTGCGCTTCATGCTGGTCTAACCTTTCAGCATCAAGCCCGATCGCTACAGGATTCTTGTACCGCTTCCAAAGGTCCGCTATGGCTTGTCCCCTCTTGTCAGCGTTCTTTCCCTTCATGACTGTTGGTCCCCCCCACATTTCATCTATCGCCTTGTATATCACATGTTCACACGCTTTGATGTAGACACCCAGCCTCAGATTGTATCTGGGGCCCCTAGGCTGGATAAGACGAGGGTCCTTATCCGCGTCGAGGTACCATTTACCATCCTTGGACTTGAGGCAAAGCTTTTCTGCCTTCACAAAGGCTGTCACGTATGAGTCCTTTACAGTCAACGGGTTAATAGCAAGGCTAGCAGCAGCTCGTTCATACATGCGGCGCTTACGCCCTACATAAGCCCCGATATATTGCTCGGGGGTTAAAGGCGTCAACACCTTAGTATGCCTGAGCAGCGCTCTCCTCGCTACCCGATGCATTTTAAAGAACTCATCGTGACTGGGTCTGAAAGGTCGTTCCCATCCTCCATTCCCGTCTTTGTGATAGAAAACGCGCGTCACCACGGCTCGAAGCGCGGTGTCTAGATCAGCGTTATGTACGCCGTACTCGATTCCAACCCCTATAGGAGCAAGATTGAAAATCTTCCTCTCCCTAAATCGACCCACAACCCCTCTATGGACTGCTAGCGACTCTAACGACGGTCAACTGGTAGGTTTCAACTCGCAGTAGGCCTGTTCGAGTAGATCCCCACCACAAACCGCTGAGTATCCATATTTGAATTGTGGGCCTCTCTAGAAAGCCGCACGAACGTATCGCGCCTTCTTCTCCATCGGCGACAACTCCAAAGGAGACAAGCACACACGACTTATTGCACGATACAGTTTGTAAAGGTAGCTGACATAGAATTTGTCATGTTCTACCTCACTCATGTCTATCTCGTACTGCGTAGGAGTGAAGACACAAGCGATTAAGACAGTGACATGCTTAACCATGTCTACACGCCTGAACGTCTCTGCACGCTTCTTGTCGCTGAAAATCTCAGCGACTATCGCACGTCTAATTGTCTCTCGGTTGGTGGCGTCGTCGAGCGGTACGCCATGTTTCACCTTAACGGCTGCCAATATTTCCCTCTGAAATTCAGTCAATTCCACTTGTTGTTCCGCTGGTAGTGGACCCTCATATGGCAGCACGTGGTTACTAACATTACGTATGTCAGCAAGAACAGCGCGGTGCCTCTTCCTTTTAATGAGCCCAAAGATAAGAGGCAATGGACACCACAAAAACAGAAACGCGACAACGCAAGCTATTAATGTGGTTGTTAGCTGTATAATGGTATCCTTATCCAGTGCTGCAGCTAAAACACTGGCGGAGTCTGCTATGTTCATAAATATGTCGATCATGATCTAAAGTTGCGCGAACAACAGTCGTAGCTCTTCCAAAATAAAGAGCAACAACCATATATTCACGACTAGCTGTAGGACATACTCAGATGGGTTGCCAGCGACCGCCCAAGGGAGGTGTTCGAGGGACATCATGAACACACCTAGCTTTATC